TAAATAATTTTTCATTTTCTAAATCAACCCCACCCACTAATGTTGGGCAATACGAAGGAAACCAAATCATTTTAAATTCAGGTAGATTAGTATTCAATGCTAAATCAGATTCAATACTAGTTTTAGCTAATAAGTCAATACAATTATCATGTAATGAAACTGTAGGTATAGATGCTAAACAAATATCATTAACAGCTGATAAAGTATATTTGGGGTCATCTGAAGGTACAGAAGGTGCTAAAATACAATCTATAGTATTAGGCGAGAATTTAAATTTTGTACTATCAGACATAGCTACATTTTTACAAACACTTAATATAGCATTTAAATCAGCTACTGATAGTAACGGTGCTCCAATAGTATCATTACAATCTATAGCAAGTGATGCTGAAACTTTAGGGAATGATCTTTTAAATATAGTTAATAGTAAAAATTTACTTTCAAAAACAGTTAAAACAATATAATTATGAATCAATTCAAAGGTCATGTTTTAGATGATAATGGAATAGGAGTAGGTGGAGTAGTTGTAACTATCACAGGTAATAATGTACCTCCAAATTCATCAACAACAACAGATGACAATGGGAATTGGTTAATTACTTTATATAATGAAGTATCTTCTAAAGATATTACTATTTTATTTTCAAAACCAGGCTTTGAAACTAGAACTATAACTAACCCACAACAAACAGCAGAATTATCAGGTTATGTAGACCCAGATATAGGAGGTACATTAGATTTAGCAGGTTTATATGATTCTGGAAAATGGAAAATAAGCTCATTACAACAAAGTACTAAAGATATCTTAGATCAAGAAATAAAAGATATATATGAGTTTACATCTAATAACCCTGGGAATTATATTTTAATAGTAGATTCTTCTGAGTCCCAAGTACCTAATAATGATAATGAAGAAGGTTCAAATAGAAATTTCAGAATACCAGGCTCATTAGCTAAAGCTAGAGCTGAATCTTTAAAAGAATATGTAGATCAAGAACTTTCTAAATTACACTCTCAAAATAACAATCCTGATCCTATACCTACTGTATTATTAGGTGTTATTGATAGAGTAGGAGATGTAGAATGGGACGGAGTAAATAGTAAAGACAATAAATATACTAAAGATCAATATACTAGAATTAAAGCTCAATTTATTAATGAACCAGATATTGATATTACTTTAAATAAATATTGTTATAATGAATTTAAAATTCAAATAAATTATGTAGGTAGTGAACATACATGTAATGCCGCTGTATTTAAAGTATATGTGAATGACATATTATTATATAGAGATAATGGTAGGGAATATGCTAGTTTAAATAATAATACAAATACATCATGGTTGAGTTCTCCTAAAGATTCTAATCAATATAAATTAGCAAACTTAGATAATGCTCCTGGTGATAAAGGGGGATATAGGTATAATACATTTATTATTAATAAAGAATTAGCTAAAACTTTATTAGAAAAAAATCCTAATGGGTATGTGATATCATTAATGTGTTATAACCCAACTAATATTACTGATGAAGATGATGCTTCTGAAGGTACTAATGGTTATGGAGGAGATTGCCATAAAGGAGTTGGAGAAATAAAAATATTAACCCCAAATGGAGATTCATTTACATTAGATGTAAAAACCCCAGGAAAACGAGATCAAAAAACTCCTATAGCCGTGCTAGATCCATGTAGTCTTATTTTTACATTAGATGATTTAGATGTGCAAGGAGAAATTAAATCTCAAGAAAAAACATATTATAATAGTATTAACTCTGCTAAATTTACTAGTCAATCAAGATATAATAGTTGGTTTAAAGCAATAGAAGTAGCTAGAAAACAATATTTTTATCTTAATTCTACAAATTTAACTAATTATAATAGTAGAATAAATGCTATCACAGATGATTTAAGAAAGTTAAAAAAACAAAAATTAATCACTGAAAGTGAATATAATAAATTAATTGATTTAACAAAAGGAGTAGGTTCATATTATAATGAGAACACTAGAACAAATTTATCATTATAATTTTATATTACAATATTTAATTGTATCAACAATTATAAACCCATCATCTAATCTATCATGATATTTTTGAATATCAAAATCTACTGGAGTAATCTCAATCTGTTTAGTTTTCCATTTTTTCTTACATTGAGTAATAAAAACATTATAATGATTTATTGTTTTAAATTTAATATTATAAACCTCAAACCAATAATTTAATGGTACATCCTCAAACTCAGACGAATCAATACCTATAACATATATTTTAGTATTAGTTTGAAAATATTCTAATTGTTTAATATCTTTCTCTCCTTTACAACATCCATCACCAACAATATCTTTTTGGTATTTGCATGATGTGAATAATAAAGTCACCAAATTGATCAATATTAATTTTTTCATAACCTTTATTTTATATTTAAATATAATAAATATAGCTTGGAAAGCCAAACAAAATCCCATACCTTCCGCATATTTATTATAAATAACCAAACATGAGTACACCTATATATAAAGTTAGTGATGGAAGTACAATTACTTTTAGTACTCAAGGTCCATTAATGTATGCTATTTTAGCTAGACCTAATGGGCAAGTAATTAAAGGATTCCCAACTTTAGGTAAAACATCAGATGAGTTAGCTTATAATATTTTATTAAATAATAACATAGTTGATCCTAATAGTGGTGAACCATTATCTTACACCACTGAAGGCTCACAAGATCAGTCAGGGGTAAAAACAAATAATTATGTTTATGAGATGAAAAGAGTAACATTAAATGTTCCCCCAAATGAGACTATTTTAAATAATGCCAAGATCAATCAAAAAATACTAGAACAAGATAACCAAACTAAAAAAGAAATACTAGAATCAGAATTACCACCTGAGGTTAGGTTAATTAATTTTGTTAATTCTCAAAAAACAACTATTAAAAAAAGATTAATACCTTTTGTTATAAACTTAATTACTCCATATGCTCCTACAATAATTCCTATAGTAGTTTCCCAATTAGGCATAAGTGGAGACTCATCAGTTGATTCTATAAAAGCAAACGCCCAAGCCAAAAAAGATGAAGCTCAAGCTAAAATAGATGCAGCTCGAGACCAAGTCAACACAGCTAAAGAAACAGCTAAAGATAAAGATAAATTAAAAGAGACAACTAAAAAAATATTAGCTACATCTGTAGGTGCTCTTTTATTAAGTCAAATTCCTATAGAACAATTAAAAAACCAAATAAATTGTCCATCCGCTGCTCTCATATCATCAATTATTAAAAAACGTGACTCATTAGCTACTCAAATAAATGGTATATATAATTATGTTAAAAAAATTACATCTTTACAAGAAAGATCAGGCCAACTTATAACAGCAGTGACAATAGGGGTAAATCTTATAGCAACTGCTCCCCCACAAACTGTACCTGGTGCGTTTATAATTAATCATGAAAAATTAGCTACCGCTTTAAAAGTAGCTAAAACTACAGTTAATACTATCACTCTAGCATTGGCTTCATTTGGTGTATTATTGGGGACTATTATAAAATTGCTAGAAACATTGGATGTTATATTACAGATATGCTCCAGTGATCAAAACTTGGACCCAATACAAATAAATGATGAAATCAATGCTTTAGCTAACCTTACAGTAGTTGCTACTCAAAATGATAATACTAACACTTATAAAGGATTTACTTTAGGAGTTAAAATTGATGAAACAAATGAAAGTCAATATATAAGAAGATACGCTGTAGCTCAAAATAAACAAGGTGTGCCTATTTTAAGAACTGAATCATCATTTGCTTCAGATCCAAGAGTATTAATAAACCAATTAAAATTCATAATAGATTCAAACCCTAGCATAACAGCTGAATAATTCAATATTTATAATAGATATGAAAACAGATGCTTTAAAAAAATTAATTAAAGAGGCAGTACGTGAAGCAATTCAAGATGAATTAAAAGATATTCTCCTTGAAGCAGTACGGGCTCCCAAAACTGTAGTACAGGAATCATACACACCTGCTCCTACATACCAACAACCAGTCACATCAACTGTAAATCATGATCTTAGACGTAGTTTAAGAGGAATGATTGGTGGTGAATTTGACACTACTATTACTGCTAATTCATCACACGCTCAACCATCATACACTCCTCCTCCTGTAAATACAACAGGTGAAGGTTCAAGTCTACCTGGTGGTGAAGTAAGCTTAGACCAAATAATGGGATTAATGGGGTAATGGCATATAGAGTACCAAATATAAATCCATTAGATGTAGGACAGCAAGTTGCTATAGGGGTACCTATTCCTTTTAATAATCCCCAAGTATTTTCTCAAACATACACTACCTCTGATCAAATAAAATCTAATTTAATTAATTTTATATTAACAGCTAGAGGTGAAAGACCTTTAAACCCAACATTTGGGACAACTATTAGACAATATCTATTTGAAAATATAAATAGTACTACTATACAAAATTTAGAAAACACTTTAAGAGAAGAATTAACCACCAATTTTCCTACAGTTACTATTGTTAATATTACATTTACACCACAATATGATACTAATGCTATTGATATAACTATTAACTATTATTTACTTGGGGGTAACCCAAATACTCTTAACATAACAATATAACATGGCCACTGAGAATAGAAATATAACATATTTAAATAAAGATTTTAGTCAATTTAGATCATCTTTAATTGATTATGCTAAAACTTACTTCCCAACAGTATATAATGATTTCTCCCCATCATCCCCAGGAATGATGTTTTTAGAAATGGCTGCATATGTAGGAGATGTTATGTCTTTTTATCTTGATAACCAAATTCAAGAAAATTTCATTCAATATGTTAGACAACAAAATAATATATATGCTTTAGCTTATATGTTAGGTTACAAACCTAAAGTAACTTCTGTCTCTATAACTGATATAGATGTTTATCAAAAACTACCAACAATAGGAGACCAACCTGACTATAATTATACTTTATATATACCTGAAAATTTTTCTGTTAACTCACCACTTCAATCCGGAGCTAAGTTTCTAATTCAAGATCCTATTGATTTTTCATTCTCTAGTTCATATGACCCTACAGAAATAACATTATATGATACTAATTATTATTTATTAAAGAAGACTAGAAAAGCTATCTCAGCAGAAATTAAATCAACTTCATTCACTTTTGGAGTACCTCAAAGTTTTCAAACAGTTGATATTAATGACTCTAATATTATAGGGATATTAGATATAACAGATAGTGATGGGAATAAATGGTATGAAGTACCATATTTAGCTCAAGAGATGATTTATGATACTATTAAAAATACTAACATAAATAACCCTAATTTCTCTTCAGATTCTGGAGACACTCCTTATTTATTACAACTTAAAAAAGTTCAAAGAAGATTTGTTACTAGAATTATTGACCCTACAACATTAAGAATCCAATTCGGTTCAGGAACAAATACAGCTAATAATGATGAAGAAGTTACCCCTAACCCAGATAATGTAGGAATAGGTTTACCTTATAAACAATCAAAATTAACAACTGCTTTTTCACCAACAAATTTCCTATTTACAGATACTTATGGTATTGCTCCTTACCAAACAACTTTAACTGTAAGGTATTTAATAGGAGGTGGAATTCAATCAAATACTGGGGCTAATACTTTAACTACTATAACTGATAGATCTACTATTAAATTTCAAAATGTTGGATTAGATACTACATTAGCTAATGCTGTATTTAATAGTGTAGCTGTTACAAACCCATTAGCTTCAAATGGTGGTGGGGCAGGTGACACAGCTGATGATATTCGTTTAAAAGCAATGAATACATTCACTACTCAACAACGAACAGTAACTTTAGATGACTATATGGTTAGAGCTATGTCATTACCTTCTAATTATGGAAACATAGCTAAAGTATATGTTGAATCAGAAAAATTATCAAATTTACTCCCAGGTGAAACTCCATCAGTATTAAATTTATATGCTTTAACATTTAATTTTAATAAACATTTACAACCCGCTTCTAACGCTGTAAAACAAAATTTATCTACATATTTGTCTCAATATAGAATGATGAATGATTCTATTAAAATAAAAGATGCTTTTATTATTAACATTGGTGTTGATTTTGAAATTAATGTTTTACCTAATTATAATAGTAATTTAGTTATAGCTAACTGTATATCTAAATTAAAAGAATACTTTAATATTGATAATTGGCAAATAAATGAGCCTATTTTATTAAGAGACTTATATATCATGTTAGATAATGTGGATGGAGTACAAACTGTTAAAACAATCAATATAATAAATAAATATGGCTCATTGTTAGGATATTCTAATTACTCATACGACATACCAGGAGCAACTGTTAATAATGTAATTTACCCATCATTAGACCCAATGATATTTGAATTAAAATACCCTGATAGTGATATTAAAGGTAGAGTTGTAACATTTTAAAAATTTATATTTATAACAAATGGCAGTATATAAAATATTTCCTTCTAAAGATGCTACAATGTATTCTATTACATCTAGTAAAAATACTGGATTAGATGAAATACTAGAATTAACTATTGATAATACATCTGGTGGTGGGCCATACCAAAGTAGATTTCTTATACAATTTGATCCTACTGAAATAAATGATGTTATTAATAATATTATAGATGGTAATAATTATCAAGCTAATCTTAGAGTATATAACGCTGAGGCAAATAATTTAACTAGTGATATTACATTAGATATATATACTGTATATAATAATTATAATGGTTTTGTTAATGGTTTTTGGTACATGGGTACCGGAAAATACCTATCAGACCCTGTAGTCACTAATGGGGTTAGTTGGACATATATGAGAGCAGAAACTTCTCCATGGCCTACCACAACAACAGGTAGCTATGAAGTTTCTTATAGTAATGTAGTAGGTGGTGGAGCATGGTTTACATCTTCTCTTTATAAATTTTCTCAAGATATATCATATTATAAAACTAAAGATATTAATGTTAATGTTACAGACACTGTAGAAGCGTGGTATAATGGTGATATACCATCTGGTAATAATGGTTTCATTATTAAAATCCATAATGATATATATTATACTAGTATAAATGATTCTCCTTCTTTAAAGTATTTTTCAAGAGACACACATACTATTTATCCTCCTTGTTTAGAATTTAAATGGAATAACTCATCCTTTAACCCATCAGCTGGAATAAGTGAATTAAGTACACTTCCTGCTTTTATAGATATAGCTGAAAACCCAGGAGTATTTTATCCTGAAAGTATAAATAGATTTAGAGTAAATGCTAGACCTGAATACCCAACTAGAGTATTCCAAACTGCTTCTTATTATACTCAAAATTATTATTTAGATTATAGTAGTACATGTTATGCTATTAAAGATTTAGATACTAATGAATATGTTATTGATTTTGATACTCAATTTACAAGATTAAGTATAGATGGAACTGGAAGTTATTTTGATCTTTATATGAATGGTTTGGAACCTGAAAGATATTATAGTATATTGATCAAAACTACTATTAATGGTAGTACTATTGTATTTGATAATAATTATAATTTTAAAGTAATAAATGGTTAAAAACATTAATATATGCCTTTATATCCTTTAACAAAAACTACTTATGATAGAACTCAATACAATAAAGTTATTGATACATCATTAACTCAATTTACTATTCCTCCCCCAACAGAAGATACTATCACAGTTGAAGAATTTTTTACATACTATAATAAAATATTTTATGATATTCCCCCAACAGGAGATATTAATTCACATGAGTATTTAGTAAAAACAAGTGGTGTGTATATTAGTTCTACAACTCCAAATGAAGAAACACAATTATTATTAGATGAGATAACATCATTAAGACAACAACTGTTGGATTCCCAACAGCAATTAATAAATTTTCAAACATCATCTAGTTTAAATATATAATTATAAATGGCTGTAAAAACAACTCAAATAAATGAAATAAATGAGTACTCTTCAAATGATGGAAGTTTATTATTACCTATTAATACTATCCCAACATTTGACCCTACCACTGACCATATTGAATTCACAATAGAAACAGTTGATAGTTCTTTTAGAACTACAACTTATTCTTATGAAAACTACTCATACCAGCCTTCCACCACAGGTCGTACTCCTGGAGTTGATATTAATCCATCTAATGACTTAGCTAAATTAGGTTATACATCAGGTCAATTTAATACTTATTATAATTTTTTACGTAATGAATTAAATTCATCATATGATAATCCTTCTTATTTTATTAAAGAAATATCATTTGATAGAACAGAATTAAAATTAAGTTATGTTGATAATACTGTATCTTCACTTTCTTTTGAGTCATTTAAAATTATAAATGGTAATAATTATTATTTAAATTTTGGAGACAATAATCTTATTTTAGCTGTTAATTTTAATTTTAATATTAATAGTAATGAATTATATATTAAACTATATGAACCTTTACCTTTAAATTTTAATTTAAAAGATAAACTATGGATTGTTGTAAAAACAGCTGATACTTTAGGATTTCAAGTTGAGATAACCCCAGATGTGGTTGCACCTTCAATCACATCTTTTCCATTAAAAGGTCCTAATCTTAATATAAACATTAATGACCAAATTAATAACTCAACTGACTACCAGACATATAATACTTTAATTACAAGTTCTTTATTATCGACATCATATAGTCAGTTAGAGAATTTAATGTCTTCTTCTGGTGTTGAAGTAAATATAGATTATACTGATTTTGCTAACTTTATTAATTTCTCATCAGCTGTACAAAGAATTAAAAATTTTTCATATAAAGTTACTCAAATTTCTTCTTCACAAGCTGAAATTAATATATTAAGTAGTTCATTCTCAGGTTATACTACTTCTAGTAACATAAATATTCTAACAAATCAAATCAATAATATCATTAGTAATTTTGATGGATATGAATATTTCTTATATTATGACTCTAGCTCATACGCTTGGCCTAAATCAAACTCCTCAGTCCCATATACTCTATACCCACCAACATCAACAGAAGTTATAGACTGGTTAGGAAATGAAGATCCATATAATCCCAGTTATGGAGGAATACTATCAAGTGCATCAGTATATGACGCTAATAACCCAGATTATTTAATTAAATCTATTCCTGAGTACCTTAGGGATGATCCACAAAATGAACCTTATAATTTATTTGTACAATTAATAGGTCAACATTTTGATAATATTTGGATTTATTACAAAGACGTTACTGAATTACATAATACTGACAATAGACTAGATTATGGTATTTCTAAAGATCTAGTATCTCAAGCTTTACAATCATTTGGAGTTAAAATATATCAAAATAATTTCTCATCAAATGATTTATACTCATCATTCTTAGGATATGGTAATCCAAATCCTGAGATGACAAGCACATTACCTGTAAGTACAGGATCATTTCAAGACTATATTTCAAATTACATAACAGCTTCTTATGATGCTTCTGTCACACCATTAGATGATTATAATAAAGAAATATATAAAAGAATATATCATAACTTACCTTATTTAGCTAAAACTAAAGGTACTATACCTGGTTTACGTGCTTTAATAAATTGTTTTGGTGTACCTGATACTGTTTTAAGGATTAGTGAATTTGGAGGTAGAGACAAAGATACTTCAACTTATGATTATTTTGATCAACAATTTAACTATGCGGCCGTAGCCAGTTCGTCAGCTATCATAACAACCCCATGGTTTTTAAGTACAGCTTGGAGTTCTAGTATTAACCAATTTAAAGCATCATCAGTACAGTTTAGATTTAAAACAAGTAATTTTGATACAGGATCAAATTACCAATTATGGGCGTTAAGCACAGATGGGTCAAATAATTACCCTTCATCATCATTAGTGATACAATATACTGGATCAGGTTTAATCTCAGGTTCATATAATGGATCAATTCCAAATCCTTATTATCAATACGCTCATTTAACATTCTATCCAAAAATAGATGACTTAACAAACACAGCTAGTGTTTATCTTCCATTATTTGACCATGATTGGTGGTCTGTTATGGTTAATAAATTAGGTGACACTTATACTTTATATGCCGGTAATAAATTATATTATGATGGATACGATGGTAATCAAGTAGGGTATTTAGCTTCATCATCTGTAACATTAGCTAATGCGACTTGGACTGGTAGTCAATCCTCTATATTCTTATCTTCATCAGTAAGTATAGGAGGCACAACATATAATAGATTTACAGGATCATACCAAGAAATAAGATATTGGATTAAAACTGGAAGTGTAGATTCATTTAAAGATTATGTAATGAATCCTCAATCTATAGATTATTCTGGAGAGATATTATATGATGATTATCTAGCTTTTAGATTACCTTTAGGTGGAGATTTATATATTAACTCTGGCTCAGTTCATCCTCGAGCGACAGGTTCATGGGCAGTCACAGGTTCATTTATAGCCTCTAATGATGCTGTATTAACAAATGTTACTTTTACTCCTAATATAGAAACAAGATTTTTAAACTCACCTGTAATAGGTTTAAGAGGAAGAGTAACAGATAAAATACAAATCGTATCTTCTAGTTTACCTACCGGAAGTGTTATATCACAATATAGATCTATAGAACAATCATACCCTTTATTAGGAAGTGAATCACCAGATGTTAATTTATTAGAAGTAGCATTTTCACCTCAAAATGAAATTAATGATGATATTATTGATTCATTAGGGTATTTTAATATAGGAGAATATATTGGTGACCCAAGACAAGTATCTTCATCTGCTACTACTTATCCTGATTTAGTAAATTTAAGTAATAATTTCTTCCAAAAGTATTTTGATACTTATGATTTAAAAGATTATGTAAGGCTAATTAAATACTTTGATAATTCATTATTTAAAATGATTAAAGATTTTGTTCCCGCAAGGACAAGTCTTACATCAGGTGTTGTTATCAAACAGCATATCTTAGAAAGAAATAAATATCCTCAACCACAAGTTGAATGGGAAGAATTAGATTATAGTGGTTCTATAGATACTGCTTTTATGAGTGGTAGTACTGGAGGTACATTTAACCAATATAATACTACAACATTTGCTCAAGATTGGATACAAACATATGAAGGTCCAACAGGTATATCATATATTTCTCACTCTTCACAAGATGAGTTTTATAATGGGGAATTACCAGGCACAGAATTTGTAGTGACAAATGGTGAGTTAACCTCTGCTAATGAGTATACTTTGCCTTCATTAACAGAAAATTTATATTCACCTACATTATATGTTAGTAATATAACTTCATTAGAAGATTTTTTAAATATTAATACCTCACCAAATTTAGGAGAAGTATATTTATGGTATGACACAGGTAGTTTTCTTAATATAAACCCACCAGGAGTACCTACAGCTTTTGAACCAGGATAATACAAAATAATTTATGCCAACAGGATATGGAGCCGTCTTTAGTGATGGTGTTAAATATATAAAAATTAATAAATTTGACTCTACTGGGGCAGATAAATCTGACTATTTATCTCAACTTCAAACATTTAGAATCAATCATCCTGATGTAGGAATATTACAATATAATATAGCTACATCTCAAGTTCAAAATGATTATTTTATATTTGGGTTAACATATCCTCAACCTACTACATCATCAGTTGGAGATATAAATGATTATAGTTTTTTAGCTACATCTGCTAGTTTATTCACTTATAATTTTGTACCATTAGGATTAGATAATGAATATTATAATAATAAAGTATCATCATATGGGTCTATAACAGGTAACTCTTTAGGATTTATGACAGCCTCATCTGGGACATACACCTCAGGTCAAACTCCTAATAAATTCATACAAGTTAAAATTAGTGGAAGTACTACATTAAGTGCTGGCACAGTTCAATTATTCGCTTATATAACTAAAGATGGTGGAACAGTACTTAATGGAGGGACACAAACAACTTTAATAAGTTCTAGTTTCCCGGGTGGTAATTTTGATGTCACATTATATCTAACATCTTCATTTTCTATAATAGAAAATGATCAAATTGGGTTTGGTTTAAGTAGAGATGCTGGGTTAAATATTTTATCATTAAAAGACTTCCATGTAAGTATGTCATTATATGATGCTGCTCCATTTAATGGTTCATCATCATTAATAACAGTACCTAACCCAGACGCTATTAATTTTTTCACTAGTGATTATAATCCATTGTTAAATAATGCTGAAATACCTCAATATTCAAATATTTGGATGGATATAGATTATTCTCAAAATCCCTTGACGCCTGTTAATTTTGGTCTTATCATATCTGGAACAGCTGATAGAGCATATGTTCAAGATTCTAATTATAGTTCAAGAGCATGGTCTGGTATTAGATATAATGGTAGTAGAACAACATCATATGTAAATAATGTATAAATAAGTTTATGGCTAACTTTACAACTGTATATAAAACAAAAAATAACTCACCTATACCTACAAATATCGATAATGACCCTCAAAAGTTTTTATTAGGTAATAGTATTATAGGTGATTTTAATACTACTACAACAAATGGTAGTGGGCAAGGGGCACTATCATCAGCCGAAAAAAATCAAACTTATTTTGCTTATTTTAATGGTGTAGGAGGTACTGGACCTGAAATTATTGACCAAACAGCTTATTTTATTAAATACTTAATTGATTCTCAAGGTAATGTTGTTACTCCTCAAGCTAATTCATTTGCTTTATTAAATTTAAACCAAAACTTTGAACCAGGAAAAATAGTAAATGTCACTAGTCTAGATGGTACTACATTATTCACTACATTATTAGGAAACAAAAAAACTACAGGTGTAGGAAAAATTGAAACTATAGCTGTAACTGAAACTGGTTCTGGAAGAATGGATTATATTCCAACTATGAGTTTTGGTCCAAGTTACTTAGCAGCTAGTTTAGAAACAGCGTATGATTATAGATTCCAAGCTAAAAAAGCCCAGTCAGCTTATATAAGTAATAATACTTATGCTACTTTAGATTTTGGAACAGAAATATCAGACAGTGGAAGTAACTATAATAATAGTACATATATATATACTTTTCCTAATAACACATCTGATCAAGGTACTCAAGTAGTATTTAAAACTATAATTCTTATTCAAAACCCAGATGATGATAGTGAAAGTAATGTTTTTTATGTTACAATAGAAAAATCAACAGATGGGGGAACTAATTGGTCTCCATTAATACTAGACAATAATAATACATATAAAGTATATCCTATTCCTTCTACTAATAGTGGTAATAATTTATTCCAAGATTATGTTGGAATATATGCTAATTTATCTAATCGTATTGTTGTAACTGAAACTAAAACTTTACCCCAAAATTTCAATAATGGAGACAAAATAAGAGTACGTTATAAATTAGATAATAACTCCTCAGCGGCTCAATGTAGAATTATGGCTTTAGATAGTGGGTATTCTACTGTATTTAGTAGTACTCAAACTTATGTAGCCACTAATTTTATAACTAGTTCATATTGGTCAATAGGAACATGGTCAATTAATCCATCAACTGAGTACTCTGTTTTAACAGCTTCTAAAGCGTTAACAGGATTATATAGTGATCAATATACTCAACTTATGCCTACTGCTTCAACAGCATTTGGATTTTCAACTATAACTCAACCATTTCAACCACAACCTGGGGATTTTATTCGCTTTGAATATGATAAAAGTAAAGTCCATACTATATATGAGGTAGGAACAGCAGATACAGGAAGTGGAACAGATATATCAGGTAGTTTAACTTTAAAAGTCAGACCAGGTATTCCTACAGGATCCATATTAGATCATTTTTGTATTTATAGAGTGATACCAAATGGTAATTATCTTATATTAGATATTAAAAAACCATCTGGTACAACTGGTCAACCTTTAACTGGGTTTATTAAACCACGATATATATCTGAGGAATTAGAGAATAATTTTGAAAATATAATTAGTAAACTTAACGCAGAAGGCACATTATCATAATATTTATAATAAAATCATAAAAAAGAAATGGGATATTTAAATAACCAAATCATAACAGTAGACGCTATCTTAACTAAAAAAGGTAGAGAATTATTAGCCAAAAATGATGGCTCATTCAGAATCACACAATTTGCTTTATCTGATGATGAGATAGATTATACTCTTTACAACCCAACAAACCCATCAGGTTCTGCTTATTATGGTCAAGCGATTGAAGGTATGCCTTTATTAGAAGCATTTTCTGATGAAACTCAAATAATGAAATACCAACTTACTACTTTACCACGTGGAACAGCTAAAATGCCTATTATTAATATTGGTTATACTAATATTACTTTAAAACAAGGAGCTTCATTATCAATTACACCCCAAACATTAAATTACCTAGGTGGATCACAAACATTTGAAACATCAGGATATAATTTTACTATTGGTGATGTTAGGACAATGAGTGTATTTAATGGAGTAGGTATTAATACAACTAATGCTACTGCTTTAAATTCAACAACTACTCTTGGAACTAATGTGTCTAAGACAGTAATTGGTTCTACATTGAATATGACTGGAACTACTATTAACACATTATTTGGTTCTCAAACTCAATTACAAACTATATTGATTGTTCAAGGTAGAGATAGTGGAGCAAGAGTAACTATTCCAATCACCATAACAAAAGTTAGCTAATAAAAATATTATAAAAAAATGTCATATAAAGCTTTAGACCCTCAAGATTTTCTAGTTAGCGCGGATACAGTAACAGCTCCATGTTGGACTAATTATGTTTCCCCATTAACTGCTATGTATACATCCTCTGTACAAGTAGCAGGAACATCAGGAAATTATTACCTAAATGTTTATAATTTAGATCCCTCAACTAACTCATCAACAACAGAACTACAATTCAACATTACTTATGGTAATAAGTTTGGATCTGGATCTTTATTATATGATGCGGGTATTAATGGATTATCACCAACTAGAACAATCTATGGCCAATGGAGAAATATGATTTATGGAGATGAAAATACTGACTTCTCATTTTCAACAATCACCCCATCTCAACAAGATTTTTACGCCATTACAATTGATAGAGCAAGATACAAAGAATCATTATTCCCAGGTTCATTAAACTTAACTTTATACTCAGCTTCTAATTCTATTACTTTAACAGACAATAGTTTAGATACAACAACTATTACTTATAGTGACGCAGGTCGTGTATTCCAAATTGTGTCAGGAAGTAATGGAACAGCTACAACTGCAACTATACTTGGAAGCATAAGTAATGGTATGACAGTATCAGGTTCATATGGTTTATTCTTACCTGATGTTGGAACTATCATATTAAACGCGGCTGCTTTAGATTTACCATTTGCTAGTGGAGGTATTGCTTTAAACACATTAAGAACCTCTAATACTAATGTTAATAACCCATTACGTTTATACTCAACTGCCTCAGGTAGAATAGGTATGACTACAGGATCATTTACAAGTAGTTTCTCATTAAACTCACAAGAAACAATCACTTCAGATTTTGTATTTTGTAGAGCAAGAAACGCTGAATTTAACTATACTGAAAACCCAAGTTTTATATCAGGTAGCACAGGAACTGTATTATATGATTTGTTTATCAACAGCCCAACTACTTATATTACAACAGTAGGTTTATATAATGATTCAAATGAATTATTAGCAGTAGCTAAGTTATCTAAACCACTTAAGAAAGACTTTACAAAAGAAGCATTAGTACGTGTTAAATTAGACTTTTAATGAATGAGCGCATTCAAACAATTTTTGAGTACGGATGTTATTGTATCTCCGTTAGTTGTTAATAAAAGTTTTACTTTTTATGGGAGTGCATCTTGTGCAGAAGTAGGAATTCAAAGATTTATAGGAATCAATGTTTCACCCTTTGCTATTAGTAATGATATAACCAATATTGACAATTTTCAATCAATATCAGGATCATTAGTTTATAATTCTATTAAACAATTATATTATACTAATTATATTCCTAACCCAATTAGTGGTTCACCATATGTGACTAATTATTTAGGGCAAGTGGTTGAAGATAACTCCCAAACTGATGTTTATAGTAGATTTTACAACTATGAACAAACTAGCTTATTCCAAACTAGTTCAGCTACTTATACTTCAAATTATGGATATAGTAGATATTTCCCTACTCAATCTGCTAATTTTGTGACTCCCCAAGAAGGAATGATAGGAGTATTATCTATACCTAAAAATTTATTTGGAGATTATATAAACCCAAATTCATTTTATATGTCTATAGACTTAGAAGAATCTGGAAATCCATATATTTTTACAGACAATGGTGAAGGACTTTTAAATTTATCTGGCTCAGCAGAAACAAAAGGTATTATTAATTACTCTCATGGAACAATAGTAATAGAATTAACTAATGCATCAGATCCTGTAGTTGATTGGGTAAGCACATATGATACATTATCCCCATTCACTTGTAGTTTCCAAAGTTCAAGAACAATATTTGAAACACAATATAAATGCACTATTAGACCTGAAGAATTTAATTTTAGTTTAAACCCATCATTAATATCAGGCTCTACAGAAGGTACTGTTTATAATTTTGTAACAAGTTCATATTTTAGTCCTTATGTTACAACAGTAGGATTCTATAATGAAAATCAAGAATTGTTAATGGTAGCTAAATTAGGTCAACCACTTCCAACAAGTACAACAACTGATACAACAATATTAGTTAATATAGATAAATAAGATTATGATAAATTGGTTATATAAAGGTGAAAAGATAGAAAACATAGAAGATTTTGGTGACAAAACACCATTTGGTTTTGTTTATCTTATCTCTAACACTATCAATGGTAAAATATATATTGGAAAAAAATTCCTACAACATAAAAAAACTAAAAAACTAGGTAAAAAAGCTATGGCTGAACAAACTGGTCCTGGTCGTAAGAAAACTAAAGAAGTTACTTACGCTGAATCAGATTGGAAAACATATTGGGGTAGTTGTAAACCACTACTTGAAGATGTAGCATCATTAGGTGAAGATAAATTCTATAGAGAAATACTAGAATTAGCATGGTCATCAAAACACCTATCATACCTTGAAGCTAAATATCAATTTGTAACTGAAGTTTTAGAAAAAGATAGCTACAACGATAATATACAGGCTAGATACTTTAAAAAAGATTTGGCTTTCTAATAGTTTGTTATTATCATATAACTATGGTAAATCAAGCTTTAGTTTCAACATTAAACTCTGTTTTAGGTATAGGTAAAAAAACCTCTAAAGGTAATTATGCCTATCACTGTCCTTTTTGTAATCACCATAAACCAAAACTAGAAGTTAATTTATCTGAAAATGAAAAAGGTGAACACCCATGGCATTGTTGGGTCTGTGATAAACGAGGTAAAAGTCTAACTAAACTATTTAAACTAATAGCAGCACCCGCTGATAAAATAGCTGAAGTAAAATCATTAGTAAAATATGTTTCTGAACACTTAGAAGTAAACATAACTAATACTAAAGTAGAATTACCACCAGAATTTAAATCATTAATAGAACCTAATAATAGCATTGAGTATAAGCACGCTATCAGTTATTTAAAACGCAGAAATATTACATCTGACGACATTATTAAATATAATTTAGGCTATTGTGATAACGGCAAGTACTCCAACTGTATTATAATACCTTCATATGATGAACATGGGGTATTAAATTATTTTACAGCTAGAAGCTTTGATAAAAATTCATCTATAAAATATAAAAACCCAGATGTATCTAGAAATATAATTCCATTTGAGTTGTTTATTAACTGGAATATACCAATTACATTATGTGAGGGACCATTTGATGCGTTAGCTATTAAACGTAATGTTATCCCATTATTAGGCAAAAATATTCAAACAGCTCTAAAGAAAAAATTAGTAACATCTAAAGTAGAAAAAATATACATAGCATTAGATAAAGATGCTATTAAACAAGCACTTTCATTCTGTGAAGAATTATTAAACGAAGGTAAAGAAGTATACCTAGTGGATATGGATGATAAAGATCCTAGTGAAATGGGATTTGAAAAATTTACCTCCTTAATCCAAAATACTTTACCATTAACATTCTCAGGTTTATTTGAGAAGAAACTACAATTAATATGAGTAAAATCAAACATTCATATGATCGAATTTTAGAAATATCAGACGACCATAAACAAATTACACTTCCTGATTCTAGATACTATAGAAGAAATGGAGACTACTACCCATCAGTAACTTATGTCTTAAGTTCATATCCTAAAGGTAAACATTTTGAAGACTGGCTTAAAAAAGTAGGTTATGCTTCAGAATATATTGTTAAAAAAGCCGCTGAAGAAGGTACTCAAGTTCATGAAATGATTGAAGAGTATTTAAATGGAGCAGAATTAACATTTTTAAATAAACAAGGCTACCCACAATATAATCCTGAAGTATGGATGATGTTTTTACGTTTTGTAGAATTTTGGGAAACATATAACCCTAAATTAATTGAAACAGAAGTACATTTATTTTCCGATGAATTAAAAGTAGCAGGTACATGTGATTTAGTCTGTGAAATAGATAACGAGTTATGGATTATAGACTTTAAAACATCAAACCATTTACAAACAACTTATGATTTACAAACAGCTGTTTATAAACAATGTTATAAAGAATGTTATGGTTTAGAAGCAGATCACGCTGCTGTGTTATGGTTAAAATCATCTAAACGTAAACTTAATAAAGAAAAAATGACAGGTAAAGGATGGGAAATATATGAATCTGAACGTTCCTTTGAAGAGAACTTAGACATATTTAAAACTGTACGTAAGTTATTTGACCTTGAAAACCCTAAATCAGCACCTGTGTTTGAATCATTTAGAACTACTGCAAAACGACAGGATCTGTAATATTTATGATAAGAGGCTTGGTCTAGCTAGGTCTCTTTATTATATTTATGCAGATGATAAAACTAGTAGATTTATTAAAAGAAATACAAGGTTCACCAAAAGCTATAATAATGGCTGGAGGAGCATCAGTAGGTAAATCAACAATCTTAAAAACAATTGATTCACAATTAGGTGGGTTTGAAAATCTAAATGCTGATAAGTATGTAGAAGATAAAGATTCACCAATGTATGGTAATTTATCAGCTGCTTCATCTCAAATAAGAAAACAAGATTTACCTAACGCTATAGCAGCTAAACGTAATTTAATTTACGACACCACAGCGTCTAATCTATCTACACTTCAACCAACATTAGATATGTTAAAAGAAGGTGGATATGATGTTATGATGTTGATGGTTTATGCTCACCCAATAGTATCATTTTTAAGAAACTATAAACGTGAACGTAAGGTACCAGCTGCTGGTGTTTTAGGAACTTGGGCTAATGTTTACAATTTGTTAGACGAGTATAAAAACATATTCGGAGATAATTTTATTTTAGTAAATACACCATCAGGCCCAGAGGAAGAAGCAGAAATCGCTAATTTTGAAAAAGCATATCAAGATGGTACTTTAAAAGAATATTTTGATAATTTGTTATCTACAGGTCAATTTACTTCATCATTTAGAAAAGATGATACTGAGTTGTCACCTGAAGAAAAAGCTAAACGAGAAAAATCAAGAGAAAAAACAAAACAACAACTTTATCAAAATATAGATAAAATAGCTAATACTTACGGGGATATTCAATCTAAATTAAATCCTATAGATAGTAAACAATTACCTACTATTATTAATAATTTTATTAAATGAACTCATTAACTAGATCACTCATATCATCATTTTTAACTGAGGCAACTCAAGAAACTATAGGTGTTTTTGGAGGTGGGTTTCAACCACCAACAAAAGGTCATTTTGAAGTAGTTAAGAGAGCATTAGACGAAAATCCAACATTAGATAAATTTATTATATTTGTTGGGACAGGGGGTGGTAGATCAAATATAACTCAAGCTCAAACAGCTAAAATTTGGGAGATATATAAAAATTATTTATCACCAAAGATTGAAATACAACCATCAGCTAACCCTATTACTGATATTTACCGTCTAGCTAAAAATAACCCAGATGTTAAAATTAAGTGGTTTTTAGGTTCTAGAGAAGGTAATGAAGATGATTTTCTTCAATTTGATAAACGTACTAAAGCGGTAGATGATAAACTCAATTTAGAACCAATTAATATTGTAACTGCTAACATAGCTAGTGGTACAGCTGCTAGAGCAGTATTAGATAATAAAGATTTATTCTTTACTTTTTTACCTAAAATAGAACTAAAAGACAAAGAAGAAATATATAGTATTTTACAAGGAGTATCAGAAGATGAAGAAATAACAACTTGGGTTAATGAAGTTGTACCTGAACCTGAAATTGATGATATTGATGATTACGCAGATGATGTGTTAGACCCTATTGATATTGATATTCCTCCTCATTTTATTGATAGAGTCAATGATAAACGTAATCGCCCTGAAATTGAGACAGATGAGTTATATGATTTCTTCGATAAACTATCAGATGAAAAAGATGAATTAACAACTTTATTAGATCAAGGGGAAGTAGTAGCAACAGACTTAGACACTGATATTAATATTCCATTAACTAAAGATATTAGGAAAAGCCAATTGCGTGATAAAGTAGTAGCGGTGGCTAAAACTATAATGCGTAAACCTAATTTTCAAACTACTAGTAATAAATTAACATTTGAACAAGTTCAAGGTGATAGTATAGTTTGTGATGGTTGTGGTTGGACTTGGAAAATAGAAGATGGTGGAGATGATTTATTTATCTGTCATAAATGCGGTCATGATAATACACCTAAAGAAGACTTAAATAACTTTTTTGAACCATTACAAGATAAACAATTAGACCTAAATATATCCTCAGAACCAACAAGAGTAGATTATTATAAAAATTATTATAAAAATTTATCTCCACCAGATTTTAAAATAGATAAAGATAAAGATAAAATTATAATATCTAATATTAATAAAAATGGTTTAGAAAACAATCCTGAATTTAAAGAATTGTTAGTATCATTAACAATGCATATGATGGATCATATTGATATTGAACCATTACCTGATTTAATATTCATTGAAGATGATACTGAAAATGCTAAGGATTTGTTAGGCAAAACAGCATACTACAACCCAGATGATAAATCAATCACTCTATACACATATGGACGTCATCCTAAAGATATATTACGTTCGTATGCTCATGAAATGATTCATCATAAACAAAACTTAGAAGGTAGATTAACAAATATTCAAGGTCACAACATAAATGAAGATGATTACCTAAAAGAATTAGAAGCAGAAGCTTATACTTATGGTAATGGTTTATTATTTAGAGGTTGGGAAAATTCATTAGAAAATGATTAAATTAAAAGAGTTATTAGAAGAAGTTGAAAAAGACAAATATACTATTTATTGTGATTTAGATGGTGTATTAGTTGATTTTGAAAAAGGTTACGAAGAGGCAACAGGTAAACCATTTAGTGAGGCAGGTGAAGGTCCTGAATTTTGGGAACCAATACATAAAATGGGAGCTGCATTTTGGATTAAATTAAAATGGTTACCTGATGGTAAAGAGTTATGGAATTATATCGCCCCATATAACCCAACATTACTATCAGCCCCATCACAAGAAGAATCATCTAAAATAGGTAAACGAGTATGGAAGAAAAATAATCTACCAGATGCTAAAATGATTTTAACACCAGCTAGATTTAAACAAAAATACTCAGGAGAGAATAAAATACTTATTGATGATATGGAAAAAAATATACAACAATGGAGAGATAAAGGTGGAATAGGAATATTACATACATCTACAGCAGACACAATTAAACAATTAAAAGAATTAGGATTATGAAATATAGTTTAGTAAAACTAATGGAAAATGAAGGTGATGAAACTACTTTTTCTATTGGAAAAATATCAAATGATGTAAAGTTAACTCCATTAACAAAAACATCTGATGAAATTATTAGTATCATTAATGATCCTAAAAATTATAAAACATCTTTTATTAAAAATCCTACTTTAGTAAAACAAGCAAAAGAAAATTACTTTGGAGTTGGAATACCACCAGCAGTTAAAAACTCAATGGAAAAAGATTTTTCTACTTTAAGTAAAGAAGAATGGATAGTAAAAAATAAAAAATATAAAGATCTTGAAAAAAAGTATAAAACATTATCTAATAATAATGGTAAATTTCATACCTATACAAAAGATACTAACACAGCGTTAGAAGCAGAGTTAAATTATATTCCCAAACCTACAGATTTATCACCAAATAAAGAAAAAAATTATATTCGTTTTATTCCTAATGATGTTGTAACTTACAGTAAAATCGAAAGAAGTTTAGAAAAAATATTAACAAGTGCTGGTCTTAAAAAAGAAGAAGATTATACTATAACAGCAATACCCTCAAAATCATAAGTTATGGCAGAAAATGTTTTGAAAAAAGAATTTAAAGAAAAAGATATACAACGTCTTCGTAATTTAGTTCAAGGTAAATACGGTGAAAAAGCAACATTAAGTTCAGGTTACACTAAACAGCAAGAGTTCCATGAAGAAGGCGATATATGGGAAGAAGATGATCGTACTTGGACTATTAAAAATGGTATTAAACAAAATATCACTAAACTAGACGCGGCTAAAAAGGAGATTAATCTACCATTATTTTGCCCATGCTGTAGTAAAGTAATGAAACCACATTTAGATAAAGCATTTTACCTACAACATAAAAGATGCTTCAACTGCCAGGTAGACTTTGAAGCTGACCTTAGAAAAAAAGGATTACTTGAAGAATATGAAAAATTTGTCATCAACTCAGATATTGATGGAGTAATACAAGAATTTAATATTTGGATAGACGAAGAAATAAATACATCTAATGAGTCATGGGTCACTGAAGCTGGTGAAGTAGAAAAATGGGTTGGGTCATCTAAACAAAAACTTCTTGAAAGTAAAGAAGAAACCATTAAGTATCTTGAGAGTTTGAAGAAACAGTAAATATTTATAATAAAATTTACTATGGATTTTGCTAAATTAATTTCATATTTATTCCATTCTCAAACTCAAACTCACATATTTCATTTACAAACACAATCATATGCTGAGCATAAAGCATTACAAAAGTATTATGAAGGTATTGATGAATTAATAGATGGTATAGTGGAAGCATATCAAGGTAAATATGGTATAGTAAAAGGTTATTCTAATTTTAACTTAATGGAATATAATAATGTCCAACAAGTAATAGCATACTTAGATACACTTTGTAAAGCTGTTTATGCTACTTATGAAACAATTGAGGACAGTTATATCCTAAATCTATTAGATGGTATCACAGAATTAATCAAATCTACCATCTATAAACTTCAAAATCTACGATAATGAAAAAAACACATGAGGCTAAACTTCACCCTGAAGAAAAAGAAATATTTCGTAATTGGTTAGATCAATTTAAAGAAGAAGGAGATAAGCAAAAAAAAGTCAATAAAGTAGTCGCTGCTAGAAAAGAACTAGATCGTGTTAGAAAAGACATAACTAATGACGAGTACCAAGAAGCTAAAAAATACATTGATTCTAAAGCTAAAGAATGGGGAATTGAAGAAAATAATATTTATAGTAAAAATACAATGAACGAATTAAGAACAGTAATAAACAAACTTGTTAAAGAGGAACTTGCTTTATTTGAAAAGAAAAAGAAAGAAGAAGAACCTACTGATGAGTTAGAATTAGATTTAGACACACCACAAGGTGATGAATCAGTAAATATAGAAGCCCCAGTTGAAGAACCAGCGACAGACACTGAACCAAACATGGATATGTCAGGTGGAGATTCAACAGAAAAAACTATTGGTAAAGGATTACAAATGGCTTTAGACGCGGCTAAACAACTACCAGATAGTGAAACTAAAAGTAAATTAATTCGCCAAATCGGAAATACAGCTTTGTTCTTCCTTAAGACTCAGATTCCAACAGGAAGTGAACAAGCATAATACAAACAAATAAAATAAAATCTATGAACAGTCAAGAGTTATTAGAAAAGTTGCATGGTTTACTAGAAGATCTAACAGCAGAACATGCTAAAGGATCTAAAGCAGCACAAGGACGCGCTCGCAAGATTGCAGGTGAAGTTAAAAAAGTAGCTAACGAGTATCGTAAAGCTTCTGTTGCTGAAAGCAAAACAAAGTAAGACATCAAAAAACAGTTATAGGGGAGCAAAGCTCCCCTTAACTTTAAACTAAAAAGTATGCCATACGAAAGAAAAGGAAAATGCGTTTATAATAAAGAAACAGGTAAGAAGAAAGGATGTTCTTCATCTGTTGCTAAGGCAAAGGCATACTTAAAAGCATTATATGCTTCTGAACCAGAAGCTGCTAAAGAAGGATTATCACAAGGTGTTAAAGATAGAGCAGAAGGTATATATCAAGCAATTACAAAAGATCCTAAAGCGGTTAAAAACGCTATTAAAAAATATAAAAAAGAAGCTCAAGACGTATTATACGGAAGAGCAGTTAATATAGCTAAAAATCAAGTGCAACCTATGAACGAAGAAAGATTAAAAAAAGCAATCAAAAATGTCACTGAAAAATTAAAAGGTGGACAAAAGAAATTAGACGCTAATAAAAATGGAAAAATTGATGCTGAAGATTTTAAATTGTTAAGAAAAGTTCATGAGGAAATTGATTATGAAGGTGAAATGGCTAAATCTGAACTTTATCGTTTAGTAGACAACGCTAAAAAATTAATGAGTATGCTTGATGACGATACTCAACTAGAAGGATGGGTACAAAGTAAAATCACCAAAGCAAATGACTACATAAACTCAGTTACACAATACTTAGAGTACCAATCAGTTAAATTAAATTCAATTGAAGAGAAAGCTGAGGAATATATCATAAAGAAATAAAATGACTAATAGAAAGGAAATAGAAGATAAAATTAGAACAGTACTTAGACGAGTATATAGTACTAAGATTCAAAAAGATACTTTAGGTGTTACACCTGAAGATGTTGACTTTGATAAAGAAACATTTCCTATCTTAGCACAATTTGAGAACTTAAGACAAGTTTTAATTAACCTGTTAACTAAACAATACGAAGATTTTATTAAAGATATTTGGTGGGTAGCTCCACGCCCCACTACATTTAAAATCATTTTAGCTAATGATCAATTCTTTTATTTGATATATGGTGAAAGATCATGGACTGCTAAAGTAGAAGGTAAAAAATATTATTTAATGAATATTAGTGAAGAAGAAAGAGCAGCTGAAGCAATAGCCCGCATACTAATGTATGGAACAAGTGGTGGTGAAAAAGAAGAAGTAAGCGGAGAAGTCCCAACAGGAGGAGAAACACCAGCAGATGAAACCACCCCAGAAGCACCAGCAGAAGAAACACCACCAACTGAAGAAGAAACACCAGCAGAAACAGTACCAGCATAATGAAAACAATAAATAAGTTTATAAAAGATAATTGGTTTACTATACTACCTTGGTTTCTAGCTATAGCATTTTTAGTTCATTTATTAATAAAACCTGAACCTCCAAGACCAGTTGAACCACCTAAAGATAATCGTATTGATAGTTTAAGTCATATAGTTGATTCACTTAATATCGAGTATAATAAATTAAAACATAATTACGACAGCGCACAAGCCAACGCTCGAGTAGAAATTCAAAAAATCTATATCCAAAATGCTAAAGACGTTTCTAACATTCGCTCTTACACTGTTGATCAACGCGACAGTATGTGGTCAACTCTTAACCCCTAAACGTATTGTTTTAGGTGGAGACACAGGTATATTCTTTACTAATAAACAAGAAGTTGAATTATTAGTAAAATTCAAACAATTTGAAGGTTGTAAGTTAGAAGTAGCAAAATGGAAAAAATATGCTGATGATGCTGATTCACAAATTGATAGAGAAAGAGAAGCATATGATGCTTTAGATAAACAATTTGACAGTATGCTTTTAGTAGCTAAAGATTTTGAAAAAAAGTATAATGATGAGTATACTGCTCATGAAAATACTAAAATTAAACTAGCTGAAATGACCACTAAAAAAGATAAATGGGTTAAAGCAACATTTATCACTGGTGGAGTTTCATTAGTAATAATCACACCTCTAGTTTATTTATTAGCTAGGTAAATATTTATCGATATGAATATATTCGATAAATTTCTTAACAGTGTTTCTTATAAATTTCCTAAGGGTTACCCAGACATGAGTAACCCTAATGATGTTTTATTACTTAATTCTTTAATAAATGAGACATTAGGAGAAGATATAAATTTAAATGAAATGGGAATTTTAACTGAAACTGATAGTTCATTTGATGAACGAATAAAAGCAGCTTTAGGAGTTAATGATATCCCAAAATGTAAAACCCCATTACAAGTAGGTCAATCTTTTAATTTAAGAGGAGACGATGAAAAAATTTGGGCTGTATTATACCCAGTTAAACCATTAAAAGCTGACGGTACACCAACAGCCGGATCAGGAAATGGAGAAGTGGCTACTTATTGGGCTTACCAACATAATATAAAATCAATAGATGTTATAGATGGTAGAGGAGGTAAAGGAGGAGAAAACCCAGATTTAATTATTGGTGGAGTTGGAGTTGAAGTTAAAGCATATGACACTAAAACTATTACTTTAGGTAAATTTGGAACTGACACAGAAACAATCAGTCTTTTAAATAAAGTATTTGGTACATTATCATTATTTAATGAAGAAACTATTAAAGCTAACACAGGTAATTTTAAACCTCAAGATTTATTAAATGGTTTTAAAATTATATCTGAAATTTATTCTAATAATGATTTAAAAAAATTAGATATAGCTAAACCTTTTTTTAGTAAGATAGATACTTTATATAAAACATTAGGATTAGATTCTAACTCAACCCCTGAAGAAGCAACTATAGCTTTACTACGTAAACTTTTATGGACAAAGTTAATTAAAAAACCTAATATGAATCAAGAAGTAGGGTATATTTTAAATGTTAATGCTACTGGAAAAGGAGAATACACAGAAATAACTAAAGCAATTATAGACAGTATCCCAGATGAGAATATCTTAAATAATGGAGTTACAGTTAAATCATCTGAAATATCAATGAACTTTAATCAATTGTTTAAATAATGAAACAACCAAATAAAAAATGTGATTGTGGAGCACCTCTATTAAATGAGTCTCTTCAACATAAAATGCCTATATCGGAAGCAATGCGATATCATTTGGGTAATAACATTCAAGTGCATAATAACATATTCCGCCCTGGTTCTAAAGCTCACATTGAATTACTCAATGAAACTCGCTTATTATGGGTTAAAGGTATTATTAAACTTCAAGATGCTGATAAAAGATTATTTGAAAATACTGATTTAGGTCGTTTTGGAATGTTTGAAGGTGAAATAGTACCTTTAGATTTACCAATGATGGAAATTGAAATATTAACAGAAGTAGAGTTAGAAGAAGAAAAGAAACAACCTGCTTTAGGAAAACCAAAACGTGGTGGATCTAAAAAATTCTATGTTTATGTTAAAGATCCTAAAACTAAACGTATTAAAAAAGTATCATTTGGTATGGCGGGTGGTGGATTACGTGCTAAATTAAACAATCCTAAAGCACGTCAAGCGTTTTCAAAAAGACATGATTGTCCTAATAAAAAAGACAGAACAAAGGCGTCGTACTGGTCATGTCGCGTCCCCAGATATTCTAAGTTGTTAGGATTCAAAACCACTTTTACCGGTTATTGGTAAGGTAAGCGACACCCCCAATATTTATAATAAATGGAGGGAACATGGCTTATGTTTATCTTATAACTAATATTATTAATAATAAAAAATATATTGGATCTTCTAGAAAGACTCAAGTTGATGAAAACTATTATGGTAGTGGAAAAGCATTAAAAAATGCTTTAAAAAAACATGGTAAAGAAAATTTTATTAGAGAAATATTATGGGAAGGTGAGGGAGATGCTCGAGTTATGGAAACATATTATTTGACAAAATTTAACGCGGCTGGGAATTCAATGTTTTATAATATGACTAATGATGCTAGAGGAAATAATCTTCATAAAGAAGAAACTAAAAAGACAGTTAGTGAAAAACTAACAGGACGTAAATTTTCAAAAGAAATTTGTGAAAAAATATCTAAAGCTAAAACAGGTTCAACAACATCTAAAAAAGGTAAATCTGATGGCCCTAAACCTAATGTATCTAAAGCTCATAAGGGTAGAGTAAGTCCTAATAAAGGAAAGGGTAATCCTGTGGCTTTATATAAAATATCAGGTGAATACATCCAAACATATCCTAGCTATCATGATTTAGCTCTTGATCTTCAAATTAACCCAGAAACAGTAAGATGTCAACTTATTGGGAAAGCTCAAACTATTAAGAATAAGCAATATAGGGCTCAATATGTATAATCATATGAAACTAACACACATACTTAAACAACTCCTTGAGGAGCAAAAGAAAAAAGCAGATCGCTGTAAGCGTATTGCTGATCGTCGATATGATAAGCCATCTGCTTACAAATCAGGTGCTATTGTTAGATGTCGTCAAGGTAAAATCTGGAAAGATTTAAAAGAAGATAATAAACCCTCAAAAGAAATATATCAGCAAGCCTTAAAAGATATTAAACCATTAATACCTGTTTTATCACATAATCTTATTCATCAACAAGGTTTAGAACATAATGATAAAAATATGATTAAATTAAATCAAGAAATATTTGATTTAGTTGAAAAAGGAGATGATGATACTCTTGATAAATTATGGGATTTAGCAGGAAATTCATTATTAAAAAATGCTATAAATATTATTACATTTTATCATAAATCTAATTTAACTGAAGATGAATCATTACATAAATGGTTTAAACGTAAAGGAGCACCTGGTAAAGAAGGTGGGTGGGTAGACTGTAATACATGCCGTAATGGTAAATGTAAATCATGTGGTAGAAAAAAAGGTGAAAAACGAGCTAAATACCCTTCATGTCGCCCTACACCATCTCAATGTAAAACCAAAGGTAAAGGTAAAAAATGGGGGAAAACAAAATGATTAAATTAATAGACTTACTAGAAGGTAAACAAGAGGAAAAATACCCTCCTTACATGTACTCCCCAGTAGGGTTTGGCTGTCATGTCTGTGAGTATTATTATATGGAAGATAAAAAACATTACTGTAATAATAAAGAATACCAAAAATATAAAGGTACTAATGAATTAGTAGATGATAACGGTAACCAAATTAAAGATCCATCTAAATGGTGTTCTAATTGGTTTCATCCTAAAACTGAAGAATAATTGTCCATATTTATAACAAATTATTTTCATGAAAAAAATTGCTATATTATTAGAATATATTAATGAAAACTATGATATCTTAGCAGAGGTATATGGTCAAAAGGTTATAGATACTATAAAGGCTGACTTTAAAAAACAAATGGAAGATAACCCTGGAGTCCCAGGATTTTCTGATCCAATCACTAAAAAACCATTTACTGATGCTCAATTAGATCAATTTATTAGTGCTTTTGATAAATTAAGAAGCAATTTACCTTCTCCTCAAAATGATATATACAATTATACAACATTAAAGGATGAATTTGAACTAGATGATTTCTTTTCACTTTTAGCTAATAAAGATAAAACAACTACAGAAAAAGAAAAAGAACTAGAGATACCAGATTTAATATACTCTAGTGAAGATGGTAATATAAAATTATTTAATGGTAATAGAGAAGATTTATGTACTCGATTTAAAGGAGAAGTTCCATGGTGTATAACTAAAGGAAGTTGGGCAGGATATAGATATAGCTCACGAAATGGTTATCCAACATTCTATTTAGTTAAAAACTCTAACTTACCAGATGATAACGCGTTAAGTTTTGTAGCTATACAATCTAGAGCTAATGATAACTGGGTTTATACTAATAGAAAAAACAGCCCATATGAGTCTCGTGTAATGACTTTTGATGAATTATTAAGAGAAGTTCCATGGTTATCTGAGATTCCTAATGTTAAATCTAAAATGCCTTGGGTTGATATTACAGATACTGAAAGAGAAGAACAAGAATATAAAAATACCCCAGTCTCATACTCTACTTGGAATTTATATTTTACACCAACACAAAAACTAAGATATTTTAATATTAGAAGTACAGGTAATAATCCTGTAAAACTTTTTGATGATATGTCCCAAGAGAAATTTGTCTCTGACTATCTCCCAAAATTAGATAAAAATTTAAAGGAAAGTATCATTAGAAATCAACTAGTTGAAATGAAGTATCTAGTAGATAACTATGATAATCCTAATTTCACTGACTCAGATAAAAAATTAATATTAAGGTTTTACCTTCAAGAAGGTAGATTATCAATAAAACAAGCTGAAGAATTATTAGCTAAAACAACTGTTCCATTTGAACTAAAAAAAGATATAGTTAATAATGATAAGATAACTAAAAATGATGATCGAAGATTTTTTGTATCATCTAATGGAAATGACATTATTGAATTAATGTTTGAAAACAGATTTCAAGATGTTGCTATTAGAGTATTTAAACTTAAACCTAATGGTACAACTGTTTCAAAAGTATTTGATAAGGTCTCATCAACAATAGCTTCTAAATATTTATCTGTTTACCCTGATATAGACACACTTCCATTTAGTGTTATATTAAAATTAGTATCATCAGACGCAGCTACACCAGATTTAATTAAAAAAGTTATTGATAAAGCTAAAACTGATGAAGAATCAGCTTTACTCGCTAAACAATTAGAAGATGGTTCAACTTTACTTATAGATACTAACGCCTTTACTGCTTATAAAATAGTAAATAATAAAGTAACATCATTACCATTTTCTAGTGAAGAAGTTCAAAATTCCTTAACTGACGCAGGAGAAAATGAAAAAATAACAAATAATATATTAAGTGTATTTACTAATGAAACGGGTAATATTCCTAGTAATATTTCTAAAGATGCTCTTTTAACTCTTGTTAACAGCATCCCACCTCAAAATAGAGTTGTTACATTATCAGGTACTCCGTATATTTTAAAACCAGCCGCAGATGATAATGATAATAAATTATTTACTCTTATTCCAACTCTTAAAGATGGAGTAACAGCTTTTAGAATATGGGTAAATAGAAATGATGAATATTGGAGACGAGCTAGTTATGATACTTCTATCCTTACACCTGAGTATTGTCAATTAATTTTTAATTATCTTAGAAGTCAAAATATGACCTATACTAACAGAGATCTTATGGGAATATTTGGTAGTAATATAGGTAGAAGTCCACGTGGTTTTAGAGCTTTTATTGATAATAACCCACCATTAGATAGTGCTAATACTTTAAGACCTATAATGTATGAAGATAGTCCATACTTACTTAACACTCAAAACCCAAGAGAAAGTTATAGATTAGGAACTACTGGTAGAATACTTAATAAATCATTCTCACCTAGAGAGGTAGCAGCGATTACAGGACAACCAGCCCCAGCGGCTACTAGAAGAGGTAGACAACCAGGAGCAGCCGCAGCAGCTACACCACCTGCAGCTGCTGGCCAAGTAAATGATGCTGTACGACAAGCAATTGATGCTGCAGGTTTAACCACTGGATTTAATGCTTTACCCACACCGCTTAAAAATAGAATATTATCAGGTACAGTAGTAGATAATGACAGTGGGGCAACAAGTCGTAATAGAGCATTAGGAGATAGAGGACGAGTTATGAGAATTATATCTGCTGGTCAAAGTAAAATGTATCTCATTCGATTATCAGCTAGTGGTACTATGATAGCTCAAGCCTCATTCCAACCTGAAGCAAGACACTTTATTATAACCTCTAATACTGCGTTTAATATGGGTAGAGTAGGTAACTTTATAGATGCATTAGATGCTCGTAACTTAAGAGAAAACGAAAAAAATATTTTAAAAAGAATAGCTCTAGGAGCAGCCACTAAAGAAGAGTTAGAAGAAATAAAATTAAAAAATATAAAAAATGAAGATCAATAAATTAAAAGAAATTATTCGTGAAGAGTTAGCTTCTATTAAAGAATTAGGATTTGATTATCCTGGTAAAACTAAATCATTAGATTTAGATCAAGAATCTGAAGATTACCGTCGTGGGTATACTGATGGTTTAAGAGATGGATATGATAGAGGATTTAAAGATGCTGAAACTGTAAGTGAATCTGAAACAAAAGAAGCGCCACCTAAAACTACACCTAAAACAAAACCAGGTAACCCAGGTTTAACTCCAACACCCGGTAAAACTCCTAAAGAAAGACCAGCTAAAGCTAAAACAAATGAAGATAAAGCAGCTACTTTAGTAAAAGGAATCATGAATAAGTATAAAAAACTAAAGAAATGAAAAAACTCCATGAAATGAAATATAGCGATATATTCAAAGACCCAGAAACAATGTCTGGTGTTGAAAGAAGAAACGCTGAAACTAGAGCTAAATTACTAGGCAATGATTCTTTGATGAAGATAATGCAAAAATCTCAAGTATTGCTTAGTCAATTAATGTCAGCTGAAGCACCATATAAGACTCAGTTAGAAGAATTAGCTGTAGAAATGGTTAAAAAAATGTACCCAATTATTGATGAATATAATATCGAAATTGAGGCTACATTAGGTCAAGATCAATTACCTCCTCCTCCCCCTAAAGGAAAAGAAGAGGAAGAAGAAACACCTATGCCTTCTGAAGATCAACCTGATCTTAAAAATGATGAAGTAGCTAAAAGACGTCTTATTAACGCTATTACTCAAGGAGCATCAATCTATGGTTCATTAGAAAAACCATTTGTGGATTTTTTAGATGATGTAGATGATAATCTATTACAAAGATATAGTGCTGTAGTTACAAATCTTGATGACTCAGTTTCTAAATATGGAGATACATTAAAGAAAGTATTTGGAATATTTTATGATAAAGAAGCTGTAGCGATGTTATTAGCTATGTTAGCTGGTAACCCAGAAGGTTCAGGTGGTAAAGGTGGAGAATCAGATGCTAGCTTTGATGATGAAGGTAATTTAAAAATCAGAGCAACAGGTTTAGTATTCCCATTTTTAGTCCATGAAATTATTAAAGGATTATATGAAATAGTTTCACTTCAAGGATTTACTAAAGATGTTTCTACTAACCAAGCCACAGTAGCGGCAGCAGATAAATTAGAACACGAACCAGAAGACTTTGGTACCGGTACTCATATATTAAGTGATTTAAGAGCATTATATAATAATGCTAATGTTCGTAATAAAATATCATTTGAATTATTTTTAGCTAATATATATCGAGAAGATGACGCTAAAGCATTTGTTGAATTTATTGAAAACTTACTAAACAATAGAATAACACCAGCACAAAAACGTTGGGCTGAAGATCATATGGAACCAACTCCTGATATTGAAGATGAAGATGATGATGATATAGATAATATCAACTTACCTGATTTTGGTTTAAATGAATCTAAACCATATAAAGATCTTGAAGTCACAGATGAATACATTATTCGTGAGTTTAATGAAAATATTGATCCAATTGAATTAAAATGGCACCGTGATAAAGAAGATCGTGTTGTTGAAATCATAGGTGAAACTGATTGGAAGATACAATTAGAAGATCAACTACCAACTTCTATAAATGAGTCAATATTTATACCAAAAGGACAATGGCATCGTGTTATTAAAGGTAATGGTACATTGACATTGAAGATAAACAAAAAATGAAACGATCTCGTTTAATAGAAATAATTAGAGAAGAACTTCAACTTATCTTAAAAGAAGAGTCCACTCAATATAATATTGAGGGGCTACTTCTTACTAACACTGAAGAACGCCCTCAAAAAGATATACTATCTGATATTAGATCATTACCTGGTGTAACAATTGTATCAAGTAAGGATTATGATTTATCAGGCGAAACATCAGCATTTAGTAATCCTAACTATTATACAATAATTAAGATTAAAGTAGATCCACATCCATATCCTAATGGGTTCACAGATGAAGATCTACAACAATTATTTACTGATATTAGAGCAATTAAAGGTGTTCGAAACTTTAAATTAAATAAATCTATAGAGAAAAAAACTGTTTAATAAAACACATATATTTATAATAAAATACAACAAAAATGAAATTAGAAAATTTACGTACTCTTATTCGTGAATCAATTAATGAGTATATTAAAGAAATAGATGAAGCTGGTACTAGAGCAATGTATGAAGCTAAAATGACAGCTTGTGATAAAGCCATAAATGAAAGAAAACAGAAAATTGAAATGGCTGAATCATTAGAAGAAATGCAAGGCATGTTTGATGAAACCAAAATGGGTGAATTAAAAAAAGAAATCAAAATGCTTGAAAAGCAAAAAGCCAAGTATGGTAAAATGCTTGAAAAAATGAACAAAGCTAAAAAATCTGCTCCTAAGGATGAAAAAGAAGTAACTACTGATGCTCCTATTGATGAAACAGATGTAATGGCTGAAATGGATGTAACTGAAGAAACAACCGAAGAAGCATTAAATGAGTCATTCTTAAAAATGCAAAAATTGGCTGGTGTGATTACTGAAGCTCAATATAATCAAAGAAAAAGTTTAATTGAGAACCAATTAAATGAAGAAAAAAAATTTACTGAGATATTAGGGATGAATGGATATCATTTAATGATAACTGACAAAATGGAACAAGACATAAAAAATCAGTTAGGTTTAGGAGATGAAGATATTAAATTTGGATACAATGAAGAACAAGGTAATCGCTTCTATTGGTGGGCCACTATAAATATTAATCTTGAAGCTTTACCTGAAGACAAAAAATCTTCTTACAATGACATAATCATGAAAATTGTTAGACCAGGAAAAACAGATGAAAAAGCAACAGTTCCAACTAACTCTCCTAAAACTACAAAACCTAGTGGTTTCTTTAATAAATTAAAATCTTCGTTTTCTAAATAATTTATAGACAGATTCATAGCCTGTCGACTTAAACAAAACTAAATGGAGCTGTGGCCCAATCATTAGATTGGGCCTTCTCTATGCTTAGTTTGGCCTTAAAATAAAATTTATTATATTAATATTATATGAATAAGAAAATAGTAATTATAGGTGCGGGAGTAGCGGGTATAAACGCAGCTACTAAATTAGTCGATAACGGCTACCCAGGTGAATTGATCACCATTATAGACAAAGGAAATGATCCACACAATCGTTTACCTGAAGAAGTAATGACAGGTATGCTCGGATGTGGCGGATGGAGTGATGGCAAACTCACATACCATACAGCAATTGGAGGTGTACTATCAAAGTATTGTGGTGAAGAGAAAGCAATGGAATTGATGGATCAAGTTATCAGTAACTTTAGACGTTTCCATCCTAAACCAGAAGAAATATTTTGCTCTGACCCACAAGAAGAACCAGATTTTATTAAACCACATTTTGGATTACGTTTATTCCCAGTATGGCATATTGGTTCAAATTATCTACATGAAATTGCTAAAACATGGTATCAATATTTAGTTGATAAAGGTGTTAAATTTGAATGGAGAGCAGAAGTTAAAAATATAGATTTTAATAACAATGTAATTAAAATTATAAATGTAGTCCATACTGAACTACAAGCAAGTATATCATATGATGAGCTTATCTTCGCAGTAGGTAAATCAGGTATTGATTTTGCTCAATCATTATCAAATGACTATAACTTACCAACAGAACCAAAATCAGTACAAATTGGAGTTCGTTTTGAAGCACCGCAAAAATACTTCCAAAAATTAATTGATATTAGTTATGATTTTAAACTATATCAAAAGTTTAATAATGTATCATTACGTTCGTTTTGTACTAACAATAACGCAGCTTATGTAGCGGTAGAAGAAACATATGGTGATATTAGCTACAATGGTCATGCTAAAAAAGGAGAACAATATCGTAATGACATGACTAACTTTGGTATTCTAATGGAAATCAAAGGTATTGAAAATCCATTTGAATGGTCAAGAGATGTTGTATCCAAATTACAAATGATGAATACAGGTTTATATTATTCTCCTAATATAAAAAATAGTGCTTCTAAAACATCTGAAGGAAACAAAGTTAATAGTTATCAAATAGTGACAGCAGAATTAAATAAAGTTAGAGAAATATTTGAAGGATATTTTGAACATATTGAAAACTTTATTGACAACATGAACGAAGTATTTGAATTTGGTGATGATTGGGGAATATATATACCTGAAGTAAAGTATTTAAGTCCTGAACCATTAGTAGACTATAAAAACTTAGCATTAATTGATTATCCTAATGTACATTTTGTAGGAGATGCTTTATCTGCTCGTGGAATTACAGTAAGTGGAGCGCAAGGAATATATGTAGCTGAGTCGCTTTTATAAAGACTATACATAACATTTGACATGAAGGGTTTGGCTTTGCCGAACCCTTTTGTTATATTTAACCATAATTACAAATACTTATGGCGAATTTACAAGAAGACCTATCAAGAATAGGCAAGCAATTAATGTTTAGTGAACCATTCTACGGTATATTCATGTCAACTCTTAATAAAGTTGTAAGAAAGGATTTACCTACTGCTGGAGTCTCCAAAAATAACATTAATTATCAACTAGCTATTAATGAGGAATTTTGGAACTCATTAGATAATGATAAAAAGAAGATAGGTCTATTAAAACATGAACTGCTTCATATATGTTTTAACCACTTAGAAGATAGAGACTGGTATCCAAACCAAGAATTACATAATATAGCTGCTGATTTAGAAATTAACCAATATCTAACACCAGAGTATTATCCAATGGATGGTATTATATTATTATCGTCGTTTCCCGAATTAAATCTACCTGAAAAAGCTGGTACTAAAATATATTATGGGTTGTTACAACAAGCATTAGATAAAGGTACAAGCCCATCATTACAAGCATTAATGGATAGCTTAACAGGAATGGATGGTGGTTTACACCCAACATGGAAAGAATTTGATGGGATGAGTGAAGCTGATGCTAAATTAGCCAAAGCACAGATTGAACATCAAATTAAAGAAATTGTTAATTCACAAAATAATCAAGGTAGAGGATTTATACCTTCAGAATTACAAAGTTGGATTGATAATATGTTTGAAGAAACAGAACCTTCATATGATTGGAAGTCATATTTTAGACGATTCTGTGGTACATCATCAAAAACATATACTAAAAAAACAAGACGTAAGCTAAATAAACGTTTCCAAGAAAACCCAGCATTAAAAATCAAAACTAAAAAGAAAATATTAGTAGGAGTCGACACATCAGGTTCAGTTGGTGAAAAAGATTTAATTGAGTTCTTTAATGAAATTAATCACATGTATAAAACTGGTGTATCAATTACTATAGCTGAAGGTGATGCTGATATCCATAATGTATATGAATATAAAGGCGATGTACCTGACAAAATAACAGGTAGAGGTGGTACTGATATGAATCCATTTATTACATATTTTAACGAGCATAGAGAGTTTAATAGCCTAATCATATTAACTGATGGCTATATAGGTGAAAACACAGTTAAGACACTTAAACCAATGATGATGGTTATATGTTCAAATGGTGATGATGTAGAATCAGTAAAAGAAAATGGATGGGGTCATACAATCAAAATAAGTTTGGCTTCTTAAGATATAAATGTTATATTTAATTAAAATAAAATAAAGGTTATGGCAAAACAAAAAACAAAACACACTGAAGTATCTCTAAACATTAAAGAGGCAAAACAATTTTTAAAACACATTATAAATAACAATCGTTATTTACAATCAAATGGTAAGTTACCTGTAGCCGTTGAGGTAGTTGGTGATTCTGGTATCGGTAAAACATCAACAATTTTACAATTAGCCAAAGAAACGGATCTAAACTTTGTTAAGTTAAACTTAGCTCAAATTGAGGAGTTAGGTGACTTAGTAGGTTTTCCAATTCGTCAATTTGAAGTATGTAAAACTGATAATGACTGTTTATGGATTGATGAACATGCGGTAGAAGAGTACACTAAACAAGGTTACAAATTTACAGGTCTAAATCGTATGAGTTACTGTCCACCTGAATGGATTAGTGGCAAAACTAATGGAGGTATCTTATTATTAGATGACTGGAATCGCGCTGACGTTAGGTTTATTCAAGCTGTTATGGAGTTAATTGATAGACAACAATATATTAGTTGGACATTACCTAAAGATTGGCATATCATATTAACAAGTAATCCTGATAATGGAGACTATTTAGTTAATAGTATTGATAACGCTCAAAAAACACGATTTATCACAGTTAATCTTAAATTTGATATTAATTGTTGGAGTGAGTGGGCTGAAGATGCTACAATAGATAGTAGATGTATTAACTTCTTACTTAAACACCCAGAATTAGTGTCTACAAATACTAACTCAAGAAGTATTACAACATTCTTTAATTCAATCTCATCATTAAATTCATTTGATAGTGAGTTAGGTTTAATTCAAATGATTGGTGAGGGTAGTGTTGGTAGCGAATTCACAACTATGTTCACAATGTTTATCAATAATAAATTAGATAAGATTATCTCACCAGAAACTATTATGACTCATGATAGTGAAGAGTATGTTTTAAATACTTTAAAAGGTATTGTTGGTAAGGGTGATAAATACAGAGCAGATTTAGCATCAATATTATCAACTCGTATTGTTAACTTTAGCTCATATTATGCTAAGAATAATAAGGTTGAAAAACCATATATTGATCGTTTAGCGTTTTTAATGAATGAAGATTTGTTTGCTATGGATTTAAAATATAAAATTGTAAAATCAATCTATAATGGTGAACCAAGCAAATTCAAATCATTAATGTTAAATAAAACTTTAATTCAATTCTTAACTAAGTAATTATGAAAAATCAAAATATAGGACATCTAACAGCTATTAATTCTGGTCACCCTCACCGTATTGAAATATTTAGTGTAGGTTACAATTTAGTAGGAGGCATCATACCAGAAGGCTATCAAACTAAAATTAAAAATTTCTTAAACGAAATAAAAGACAATAAACTAACTGATAACAGTACAGTATATGTTACTCCATTATCTGAATTACCTTCATATAAACTTAAAAATTATATTGAAGAAAATAAATTAAATATAACTACTGCTCGTAAACTTGAAAAATTAGATACTCTGATTGTTAATAAAGAATTCATTGAAAATCATTACCATAATATCACAGTATGGGATCATAAAACAAGAACAAATAAAATTAATCATATAACTGATTATTTAATATTTCCAATAGATGTTTTAGTAAAAGATCCTAAATTTAAAAAACATATCAATCCAATGGGAAATAGATGGAATGATATAACTATAAAAGGAAAAAAACATATTACTCATTATTGTGTGTCAATAGATGAATATAAAGATATATGTGCTAAAATTCCACATTTCCAAACTGTTAAAGATAAAGCTACAATACATAGAGGAATTAGACTTGAAGGATCACATGGTTCTAAAAAAGCATTTGATAGTTTAGAGTTTTATATTAATCTATTAGACAATGTTGAGAAACATAATTTAAAAGTTGTTCTTGATTCAAATGTAAATGAAGATATTAATAAAGGATTAGTTATTGACTTTGATGTGTTCCAAAATTTATATGGAATGTTAAAAAGTTCTGATATTGGTAATTGGGAGGTAGCAAAAGAAATTATTGCTAACTGTGAGTTTGAAACCTCAAAAGCCTATATTATAGCTTTATATAATATGTTTCCTGATTTACGTAAAACAAGTGGTAATAAAAACTACAACTTAGTTAAAAAAGCATTAGACAACAAGAAATTAGGGATGAATATCCAATATAGAGGATACGTCCCAGCATTTGAATCATTATTAACACATTTTAGTGCTAAATGTCCTGAATTAATTTCACAATTAATGCCTTGTTTAATTTATCGCATAAATGATTTAGCTAAAAAAGAAGTGATTAAAGAGATAATCTTAGCTTAATATTTATACATAAACGATATTAATGGCTAAAGTAGTACTTTTAAGTTGTACAAAATCAAAATTAGACCATACGGCTCCTGCTCAGGAGCTGTATTCTGCTTCTCCAATGTTTCAAAAAACATTAGAATACGGTAAATCACTCAAACCAGATAAAATGTTTATCTTATCTGCTAAACACCATTTAGTTCCTTTAACTAAAGAATTAGCACCATATGACAAAACATTAAAGGAAATGCCTAAAGATGAGAAAGAAAAATGGGGTGAAGAAACAATTAAGCAGATGAAATCTCATGGTATAAATGTGGATAAAGACCGTTTTATATTCTTAACCGGAAGTGAATATATGAAGCCATTAACTAAGTATATTCCCGAAGATAACATTGAAAAACCAATGGATGGACGTAGAATGGGAGAACGTTTACAGTGGCTAAACAGTCAAATCAAGAAAATAAAAGAAGTAGTATCTAAATTTAAGAAACTTATTTATGAAGCATTCAAAAAATAAACTAAACGAATATATACAGTTATATCTTAATGATTTAGAAGATTATGGTGGTGAGGGTGATAATTTAGTTATTAGCGAAATAGCTTTATCTGAATTTAAAACATTATTAACCGAATCAGAACAAGATATAATACAACTATTACGTGAAGCTAAAAAAGATTCACGACCCGCTTATCGAGTTGTATATAAAGATTTTCTAAAATACCTAGAAAATATATAACATAATGTTTGGCTACCCAGGATTTTGATGTTATATTTAGTATATAAAAAATAAAACATATGGGAGTAGATCCAACATTACAAGTTAAAAAATACACATCAAAAGATGGAATAGTACGTTACATGAAAGATGGTAAATTACATAACTGGGATGGACCAGCAGTAATTCACCCAGACGGAAAAGAAGAATATTTTATTAATGGTTTTGAACACACTAAAGATAGCTGGAAAAAAGCTAAAAGATCAGGTGATGGTTTACCATGGTACAAGAGTGGTGTTGCAAAACAACGATTCTAATTTTTTTTAAATATTTATACATAAATAAAAACACTATATAATGAATAAAGAATTCTTAAAAATGCAAAAGTTGGCTGGATTGATCAATGAAAGCCAAGTTAAAGAGATAATTGGCGATATTGATGATACTCCATCTCCAGACGGAGATTTTGATCCAATGGATTATGCTGATGACCCAGCAGACTACGATAAAGTTGCTTTTCTAGTAGACGCCTTCCAACATGTTTGGAATATGGGTAAAGGAAACAATACAGTTGATTTTAATGATTTAGCTAAATCTACTATCAAAGATTTGGAAACTAGATTTTAATCTTTAAAAACATATTTTAAAATAGGCTTGCAAATGCAGGCCTTTTTTATTACATTATAAGTATGAAGATAGGATTAACAGGAACAATGAGTGTTGGAAAAAGTACACTCGTACATGCTTTAAAAGAATTACCTGAATTTAAAGATTATTATTTTGCTACTGAACGTAGTAAATACTTACGTGATTTAGGTATTCCATTAAATACTGATAGTACATTAAAAGGTCAAACAATATTCTTAGCTGAACGTTGTTCTGAATTGATGAGAGAAAACGTTATTACTGATAGAACAGTGATTGATGTTATTTCATTTGCTAAATGTGCTCAATCAATTCATAATGAAGATAAAACATCATTTGTTGAGTATGCTGCTCCATTTATTTGGGAATATGATTATATATTTTATGTATCTCCTATTGGAGTAGATATTGAAGATAATGGAGTTAGAGAAACTAATGCTGAATATCGTGAGTTAATTGATTTAACAATTAAAAGTACTATCACTGACAATTTAAACCATATCCAAAACTTTGGTATCATATCAGGCACTACTGAACAACGTATTGATCAGATTAAACATTACCTAGGTTTTTGATATATTTATATACAAAACTTAAGGTTTTATGAGTCAAGATTTAAAACAAATTATTAGAGAAGAATACTTAAAGTGCGCTCAAGACCCGGCGCACTTTATGCGTAAATACTGTTATATCCAACATCCACAACGTGGTAGAGTATTATTCAATTTATACCCATTCCAAGATAAAGTACTTAATTTATGGAAAGACAATCCATATGATATAATACTTAAATCAAGACAGTTAGGTATCTCAACTTTAGTAGCAGGTTATTCATTATGGTTAATGTTATTCCATAAAGATAAAAACGTTCTATGTATAGCTACTAAACAAGAAACAGCTAAAAACATGGTAACGAAAGTTAAATTCATGTTTGAAAATCTACCATCATGGCTAAAAATACCAGCTGAAGAAAATAATAAATTAACATTACGATTAAGTAATGGTTCGCAAGTTAAAGCAGTATCAGCGGCAGGTGACGCAGGACGATCTGAAGCTGTTTCACTTCTTATTATAGATGAGGCAGCATTTATTGATGGTATTGGTGAAATATGGGCTTCTGCTCAACAAACCTTAGCTACTGGAGGAGGAGCAATTGTATTATCTACCCCATATGGTACTGGTAACTGGTTTCATCAAACTTGGGTTAGAGCAGAAGCAGGTGAAAACCAGTTCCTACCAATTAAATTACCTTGGTATGTTCATCCTGAACGAGATGAAAATTGGAGAAAAAAACAAGATGAATTACTAGGTGACCCAAGATTAGCTGCTCAAGAATGTGACTGTGACTTTAATACATCAGGTGATGTTGTATTTTATCCTGAATATATTGACTTTATAATGTCAACTTATGTTAAAGATCCTTTGGAGAGACGAGGAGTAGACCGTAACTTATGGATATGGGAACCAGCAGATTATAGCCGTAGTTATATGGTTGTAGCTGACGTTGCTCGAGGAGACAGTAAAGACTTTTCAGCATTCCATATAATAGATATTGATACTAACACACAGGTAGCTGAGTATAAAGGTCAATTATCACCAAAAGAATTTGGTTATCTATTAGTTGGAATAGCAACAGAATACAATGAAGCGTTGTTAGTTGTTGAAAATAATAATATAGGATGGGCAACTTTAGATGCGATTCAAGAAAGAGGATATAAAAATTTATATTTCTCTCCTAAAACTGAAGCAATAAATGCTGAATCTTATTTAGAAAAACTAGATGATCCATCAAAAATGGTACCTGGTTTTACAATGAATTTAAGAACTAGACCACTAGTTATTAATAAATTTAGAGAATATATTGGAGATAAAAGTGTTATCATACAATCTAAACGATTAGTTGAAGAAATGAAAGTATTTGTTTGGAAAAATGGCAAAGCAGAAGCACAATCTGGATACAATGATGATTTAGTTATGAGTTTTGGAACAGCAATGTATATAAGAGACACAGCTCTTAAATTTAAATCACAAGGAGTTGATTTAGCTCGCGCTATGTTAGCAAATATATCAAATGTAAAACCAAATTCTCAAGGGGTTTATAGCCCAAATACATATAATAACCCATACAAAATAAACTATGGTCACGGCGATGAGGACATTAGCTGGTTACTATAATATTTATTGGTATAATTTAATATAAAATGGCAGATACTAGTGTATTTTCACGTCTACAGCGATTATTTGCAACTGATGTAATAATCAGAAATGCTGGAGGAAATGAATTAAAAGTAATGGATGTTAACAGCATCCAGATGACAGGTGAATATCAAACAAACTCTTTAGTTGACAGATACAATCGTATATATTCAAGTAATAGTACCTCACTTTATGGTGCTCAACTAAACATTAACTGGAAATATCTTCGTACTCAGATTTATTCTGATTATGATGCTATGGATACAGATGCAATCATTTCTTCTGCTTTAGATATTATAGCTGATGAGAGTACTCTTAAAAATGATATGGGAGAAGTACTCCAAATTAGAAGTAGTGATGAAGATACACAAAAGATTTTATATAACTTATTCTATGATGTATTAAACATTGAGTTTAATCTATGGTCTTGGATTCGTCAAATGTGTAAGTATGGTGATTTCTTCTTAAAATTAGAAATTGCTGAAAAATTTGGTGTATATAATGTTATACCTTACACTGCCTACCACATTGAAAGACAAGAAAATTACGATCCTAAAAAACCAGCTGAAATAAGATTTGCTTTCTCTCCTGATGGTTATGCAGGTGGATCAGGTTATTATGGTATTGGGGGTCAAGGTACTCAGTCATCTAAAAAGAATGATAAAAATATTTATTTTGACAACTATGAAATGGCTCACTTCAGATTAATTACTGATGTGAACTATTTACCATATGGAAGATCATATTTAGAGCCTGCTCGTAAATTATACAAACAATACATCTTAATGGAAGACGCAATGTTAATCCACCGTATTGTTCGCGCTCCAGAAAAACGTATTTTCTATATCAATGTTGGTTCTATTCCACCAAATGAAGTAGAAAACTTCATGCAGAAAACTATCAATACAATGAAGAAAACTCCATTTATTGATCCTCAAACTGGTGAATATAATATGAAGTATAACCAACAGAACATTTTAGAAGACTTCTACATCCCAGTAAGAGGTAATGACAGTGCTACTAAAATTGAACCTACTAAAGGTATGGATTATACCGCAATTGAAGACGTAGTTTATTTAAGAGATAAATTATTTGCTGCCTTAAAAGTACCTAAAGCATTTA